GGGGACTTTTTAAAGAGTGTATTTGATCAGGATACACTATATACGGATATCTTTTGCAGATACTTTGTCAAATAATTTGTCGAGACGAGTTTTAGTTTCGGTTACATTTATATTAACCTTAGACTTAACAGCATTGATTCGGACAAGTGAGTTAAAGGTCCAATTGACCGTCCACATTCGTTGGACATAGGAGATAAGAAGTGAGAAATTAACAGCACGCTCTTTTCCATCAGTGACTTTCATGTCGACTAGATGTTTGATTGTAGCGAGTGTAGCATTAAACAGAGATCGACCGATAATACCGGCCCGCTCAGGTTCACCGAGCCAGATCTCGTGGAGACTATTACGTAGGATATCTAGAAGACCACCTCTAGCCTTGGCTACCATAGCAGGTGAACCAGCACGTAGTGCAGTTAAGTGAGACATTACACGATCATGCTCGTATTGAGCCGCAACCATTATAGGATGAGAAGGATTAATAGTAGGCATAGCGGCTAGGGCTTTCGCTTTCTCCTCGGCTGTAGCTTGGTCGAATAAGTACGAAGGCCAGATCGTACCGACATCAGGTTTCGATTTGAGAGCGATCGTCTCAGCCATAATTTGAGTACCTTTAAGAAGAGAATCGACCCGCTTGAGTTGTTCTGTGACTAAGGCATAAGTATAGGCCTGCTCAAGTTGGTCTGATGTGAACGTAATTGAATCCGACCACATCTTTTCAATACTGATTATATTGGATACATCGACAGGATCATTGAGACCACTTACAGATTTAGGGAATGCATTTAAAAGGACAAGAGCACGAAGAGACCGTGGATCCGATAAACCAGAACAGAATTGCAAGAAGTTATCTTTAAGGCCTGGCCAACCTCGCATAGAGAAAACATTCTGCAGGTCACTTAACATACTGCCATGCTTCTGGGCTTTGACAATGAGTTTTACAGGGATAGCAGTTATCTCCTTCCCCTCAATGAAGATCCTTTTACAGATCTCACCAGCAGAAAGCGTACCAGTTTTGTGGACAATAGATTTAGAGAGATTAAGAGGGATAGCTAGGGAGGCCATCATCTGTTGATACTTCACAGAGACCTCATCATTCGTAAGGGTACAATCGTCACCTAGAATAACATAATCGGAGTACTTACTCGTTTTAGCCATCAACGCACAGATCTGAACAATGGTATGGTGAGCGAGCCCTAACATTGGGAAACTAGACTTGGCCCCCATTGGTTGTCCCCGAGCATATTTGATCAAGGAGCCATCGGGAGCTAAGAACTCTCGTCCTGACATCAAAGTCGCCCAATGTGAAGAAAGGGCAGAATCACCAAGAAGGAAGGAAAGGATCTGTCGTTGGAACTCTAACGGTAATCTATCGGTAGCAGCGGTTAAATCAAAGGAGTAAACGGACTTATTAGGGTCACCAGACCAGGCTTTCACCTTATCTATGATCTTTGTCTGATCAAAGGTTCCGTCCTGATCCAGTCTCTTAAGGAAGAAGGCAATTGTATCATGAAGAGGAGTAAGGAGGGCTTGAGTCCAGTAGTCCATGATGGCAACTAGTCGAGTCTTACCACCCCACTCTTCGATGGCGTGGATACGACCAGCTACTGGGTCAACATGGTCTAAACGCTGTTTAAGGACCGAAGGCGAATCAATACATCCAACCATAAGGTTGAAGATCCAGCTAAGGCCGCTCGTGTCAGCAAAGGCTTTGAAACTCTTAAAGACAGAAGGAGAGTCACGAAGAGCAACGGAATCCTCATGTGCCGTCCATGTCGCCTGACCATTAGGACCGGCAGTGCTAACGATCCGTAACTTTGCATTAGCGCACATAGAACTAAAGACTGATTGAAATTCAGTTGGTGTAACACCGATATTTTCTAAGGCTGCCTTAAAATGAGCACTGTAGTCAGGGACAGGAAGACCATCGGCCGTTATAGTACTGGTATCGACACGCATCGGTGTTACGACAACACGATGAGATGAAAGTAAAGCGTAGATAACTTGTATATGTAGAAGATGCTTATCTGACTTCTGCCATTCGAGAAGTAGATGTTTGGCTAACCAAGGTAAGAGATCAATGAAAAGATTTGGACAATTATGAGAAACAGACCAATCACTATGAGGAATATCTCCACGCGGCAGACGATTACCCCGTAGATACTCAAGGAACCAAGCACTGAGTGCCTTGTATAGTTTGATAGTCCCAACAGCGTCAAGGTCAAGAGCAGAAATAAGACGATGATGCATAGAATTCAGGATACTGATAAGGTCAGGGGTTATGACTTTCAACTCGTTCAGATTCAAGATTAGAACGAGAGCGTTGAATAAAGTATCGAGATGGGTCCTTGAAACCTTCCGCATAGAAGGTGATGTGTCAAAAGTAGGTATAGGAAACTTAGCATTACGAGGCATATTATAGCATATTTAGAGTATTAGATAAATTGACTTCTTAGATAGGTACCAATTTTACTTCCTGTTGATCAGAAGGATACTATTTATTTAAAGTGTTATATCAGAGCAATCTATAATATAACATCTATACGCATATAGATGGACACGAGTTTAACCTTACGACTCTGTCCGGCGGCCTCTATGTTGTAGGTCGTCCCGTAGGGTCTACTCAAGACGGAGAGAGAAGAACATGGACATTGACTCAGGACAAGACTTCCACAGAAGGACCAGTATCA